ATACAAACGCAAGTATTAACAGAGCTGCCAGAGGTTTGGACGTTGAGACATCTCTAGAACAAGCTGAAATTGATTTTCTAGCACGCCTAAGGAAATCAGATCCAAAGCTAGCTGATATAGAATCATTTAAAGACATAAAGAACCTAGATACGCAACTTTATAAAAAAGTGGGCGATAATTTAGTGCCACTAGAATTCTATGATGGTACTCCTTTTACCCTTAAGGGCGGTGAGGCTCTTGTTAAGCAAGGCGAGTTTAGTTTACAATTACAACCAGTCAGAGATGCAATATATCGGAAAGGTAAAGGTATTTATGCTTTCAAAAGTGGAGGATCAGTAGATATAGATTCGTTGTTGAATAATTTATGACATTACAAAGCTTATCAGATGCCGAGCTTAGAGAGGCGCTGCTACTAAAAGAACGACTAGAGTTACTAAAAAAACAAGAAACCTGCCAAGAAGGTTTCATGAATTTTATAGAGCACATCTGGCCTGAGTTTATCTGTGGCCGACATCACGAAATATTTGCACAAAAACTTGAAGATATTGCGACAGGCAAGATCAACCGTCTAATCGTCAATATGCCACCTCGACACACTAAGTCAGAGTTTGCCTCAACTTACTTTCCTGCTTGGGTGATGGGGCGCTTTCCAAACAAAAAAATCATGCAGACTACCCATACGGGTGAGCTAGCTGTGCGGTTCGGCCGTAAAGTCAGAAACTTAATGGATACCGAAGAATATTCTGCTGTGTTTCCTGATGTGACTCTATCGGCAGACTCCAAGTCAGCAGGCCGTTGGGAAACTAACAAAGGGGGCGAATATTTTGCTGCTGGTGTAGGCGGAGCCATTACAGGACGTGGTGCGGATTTACTTATTATTGATGACCCACATTCAGAACAGGATGCTCTAAGTATGACCGCTATGGAAGGAGCGTGGGAATGGTACACTTCTGGCCCTCGACAGCGTTTGCAACCGAAAGGTGCAATCGTTTTAGTAATGACTCGATGGAGCCAGATAGATCTGACGCAAAGATTATTAGATGCACAAAAAGAGCCCTTAGCTGATCAATGGGAAGTGATTGAGTTTCCTGCTATCTTTCCAGATAGTGAGAAACCTTTGTGGCCCGAGTTCTGGTCTTTAGAGGAGTTGTTAAAAGTCAAAGCTTCTTTGCCTGGTATCAAATGGAATGCTCAATGGATGCAAACCCCAACTGCGGAAGAAGGCTCAATCATCAAGCGTGAGTGGTGGAACGAGTGGGAGCATGAAAGTATGCCATCTGTTCAGTATATAATACAGTCATATGATACAGCGTTTAGTAAAAAACAAACAGCCGACTTTAGTGCCATATCTACTTGGGGTGTGTTTAGGCCATCTGATGATGCGCCCGATTCTATTATTTTACTTGACTGTCAAAAAGGTCGTTGGGACTTTCCTGATCTCAAAAAGATAGCGATGGATGAATACAAGTATTGGGAACCCGATATGGTATTGATTGAAGCTAAAGCTTCAGGGACACCACTAACACACGAACTACGTCGCCTTGGCATACCTGTTGTTAATTATTCTCCATCTCGTGGACATGACAAACATTCACGTATGCATGCAGTTGCACCAATATTTGAATCTGGCTTGGTATGGGCTCCAAAGAAACAATTTGCTGACGACATGATTGAAGAGTGTGCCTCATTTCCATTTTCTGCACATGACGACCTCTGTGATACAATGACTCAAGCCTTGATGCGTTTCCGTGAAGGTGGTTTAGTTTCATTAGGAACTGACTACGAAGATGAAGACAAAGCACCAATAAAGAGGGTATATTATTAACATGTTAAATTTTTACATGACCGAATACGAATATGACGGCAAGATAAAAGACGGCCCTTTGATTATGGCTCGTTCATTAGAGGTTGCTAATATACAGGCAAAAGAACTAAAATTAACATTAGTTGGCGAGATGTTTCCGTATATGGATATAGCTGACTTAGAAGAAACACAGGTGCATTAATGGCCATAGAAAGACAAGAACCGTTCACAAAACAACCTATCAACGATGACGAAGCCCAGCTAAATCAAGAAATCGATATATTAAAACCAGAAGATGAAGAAGGTTTCACTATGATGGAAGACGGTAGTGCTATATTAGGCGATGAAGACGAAGAAGAGACAAGTGTAAGCTTTGATGACAACTTAGCAGAACTTATTGATGAATCTGAACTAAATCAAATAGCATCTGATCTTATGGCAGGCATAGAAGCTGATAAAGCTTCAAGAGAAGACTGGGAAAAAACATATACTGATGGCCTCAAATATTTAGGCATGAAGTTTGATGAAGATCGAAGTGAACCATTCGAAGGCGCTTCTGGCGTTATTCACCCATTACTTGGTGAAGCTGTAACCTCTTTCCAAGCGCAAGCATACAAAGAGCTACTGCCAGCTGGTGGGCCTGTCAAAACACAAGTATTAGGTAATTACGACTCTAATGTTGAGTTGCAAGCGCAACGAGTCAAAGAATTTATGAATTATCAGATCGTACATAAGATGGAAGAATACGATCAAGAACTAGACCAGCTGCTTTTTTATTTGCCATTAGCAGGATCTGCTTTCAAAAAAGTATATTACGACGAAACTTTAGGCCGTGCCGTCTCAAAGTTTGTTGCTCCTGAAGACTTAATTGTTCCTTACTATACAACTGACTTAGAATCATGCTCACGTATTACTAATGTTGTTAAAATGCCTGACAACGAAATAAAAAAATTACAAGCTTTAGGTTTTTTTAGGAAAATAGATATACAAACAGGTTCTGACGAACAATACGGACAAGCAAAAGAAGAAATCGAAAAACTTTCTGGTGTGCAACCTAGCTACGACGATAGCGAGGTAACAATCTTGTATGAGGTGCATGCTAATTTAGACATACCTGGCTTTGAAGATGTTGGTGAAGATGGTGAACCAACTGGAGTAAAGCTTCCATACATAGTAACTATAGATTCTGGTTCAGGAGAAATTTTATCAATCAGAAGTAACTACAATCAAGATGATCCAATGAAAAACAAAATTGAATATTTTGTGCACTTTAAGTTTCTACCAGGACTAGGATTTTATGGTTTTGGGTTAACTCATATGATAGGCGGTCTTTCAAAAGCATCCACATCCATTATGAGGCAATTGATTGATGCAGGTACCCTTGCAAACCTACCTGCTGGGTTTAAGACAAGAGGTATTAGGATAAGGGATGAAGATACACCCTTACAGCCTGGAGAATTCAGAGATGTGGATGCCCCAGGTGGCTCATTAAGAGAATCAATACAGCCTCTACCTTTCAAAGAGCCTAGCGGTACTTTGTTAAATCTTCTTGGAATATTGGTTGATTCAGGCAAGACGTTTGCTTCAATAGCTGAAATAAATACTGGCCAAGGCAATCCACAAGCACCAGTTGGCACAACTATGGCTTTGCTTGAAAGGTCTACTAAGGTTCTGTCAGCTATACATAAAAGATTACATAACGCACAAAGAAAAGAGTTTAAGTTACTATCTAAAGTATTCCAAGAATACTTACCCAATCAATATCCATACATGACAGCAGAAGGTAATCAGGAAGTTGGGGTAGATGACTTTAATGAGCGTGTCGATATAGTGCCAGTATCTAATCCCGATATATTTAGTACATCACAAAGGATAGCTATGGCACAAGAGATGATGTCTTTAGTAGGATCAAATCCAGAGATCCATGGCCCTGATGGTATTTATGAATCGTACAGAAGAATGTATGCTGCTATTGGTGTAGACAATCCTGACAGACTTTTGAAAACACCACCTAGCCGAGATCCGAAACCTATAGAATCAGGCATGGAAAATAATACATTAATACTAGGACAACCAGCACAAGCATTTCCGCAACAAAATCACGATGCACATATAGCAGTTCATATGAGCTTGCTAAATACACCGCCTGTACAATCAAACGCAGCTGTGCAGGCAACAATTCATTCGCATATAATGCAACATTTGCAAATGAAGGCTGATAATCTGGCTATTGAAAACATGCCACCAGAACTCAGACAACAATATGATCAAATGAGCTCACAACTTGAACAGTTGCCAGTAGGTGAAAAAGAACAACTACAATTGCAAATGCAAGAAATTGTAGCTCAGTTCTCTGGCCCTATACTGGCGGAGCTTGTAGCAGAATATACTGAAAAAGTTTCTGCTCCTAAAGATGAAGATCCACTTGTCACAATAAGAAAACAAGAACTAGCATTAAAAGGACAAGAACTTGCACAAGAAAAAGAACAGTTTGATGCAGATCAAGTAAGACGTGCTCAAGAAGCCTTAAGAGAGGATCAGATTGATATGCAAAGAATACAAAGTCAAAAAGATATAGCTGATGAGAAAGCTGACTTGACACGAGAAAGACTAGAAATGCAAAGTGCAAAACAGAAAGCAGATATGAGTTTGAAAATACAAGATTTAGTACAAAAATACCAAAAGTAACTTATAATACAAAAATAATGAAAGCACAAAACAAACAAAGCTACAGCAACAAAGGTAGCGTTCCTCTTAAAAAGAGCCAAAAAGTATCCGTGAACACTAACCCGCAACCTGGTATGGGTAAGGGTAAAGTACGAGGCGCTGGTATAGCAGAGTCTGGTACTAAGTTTTCAGGCGTATATTAATGTCAGTACTCTGGTTAAGAGAGAAATTAATAAAAGAGCTTCGTGAACAACAGGAAGCCGTAAAAGACACATTATTGGCTGGTGTCAAAGACATTAGTCAATATGAGTTTCTACGTGGACAATATACAGCTCTGGTTCAGGTAGAAATAAAACTTAGAGAGCTGCTTGGAAAAGTAATAGAAGATGACGAAGACGAACAAGGTGGTAGTTCCTGACCACGTTGCCAAAGAAATCGAAAAAGAAAATCAAGCTATAGAACAAACAGTACAAGAAACTGGTGAAGAGCTTGATAAAGCATATGTGGAGCCTGGACTTAAGGTCTTAGATCCAACCCTTTTAGATAAATCAGCCTTAGAAAGAATGCCAACACCTACAGGGTGGCGTATGTTAATACTGCCATTTGCAGGTATGGGTAAATCTAAAGGCGGCATCATCCTAACTCAAGATACTGTTGATAGAGAGAGATTATCAACCGTATGTGCGTATGTAGTTAAGATGGGGCCTCTTTGTTACAAAGACGCTAAGTTTGGCGACAAACCTTGGTGCGAAGAAAAACAATGGGTATTAATTGGCCGTTATGCTGGTGCTCGTTTTAAACTTGGTGATGACGCAGAATGTAGAATTATCAATGATGACGAAGTAATAGCAACCATACACGATCCAACCGATATCGTTGCAGTATAGGAGTAAATATGAGCGAAGAAGTAAAAAAAGACGAAACACTTGAAGAAGAAACAGTTGTAGAGCTGGAAGAAGAACAGAGTGAATCTGAAGATGCTGAAGTTGTTGAAGAAGAAGTTGAAAGTGAACCAGAAGAGTCTGAAGAAAAAGACGAGCACGAACAATATTCTGATCGAGTTCAGAAACGAATAGCAACCTTGACACGTAGATTACGTGAAGCAGAGAGAGCAAGCGAATCAGCTTATAGCTATGCTACACAGCTACAAGATGAAAATAAAAGTCTAAAAGCTAAAAGCCAACAGTCTGATAAAATTTATTTATCAGAAGCTGAAAATAGATTGAAGTCTCAAAAAACACAAGCACAAGATGCTTTGAAGGCCGCTTTACAAGAACAAGACTATGAAAAGGTAGCTAAAGCCCAAGATATTATTGCTAAGATAGCGGTTGAAGAAAGTAAAATCCAATCCTCTAAATCTCAGCTCGAATATCAAGAAGAACAAAAATCTCAACAACAAGAAGTTGAGCAACCTGTTGCACAACCACAAATGCAAGCCCCTGAACCGTTGCCACAAATTGATGAAAAGGCAAAAGCTTGGGCCGAAAAAAATGAATGGTTTATGGAGGATGAGATACTCACTACTGCAGCATTTACACTCCATTCACAACTTGTAAATGATGAAGGGTTTGATCCTAAGACAGATGAGTATTATACTGAGATTGATAAAAGACTTCGTGCTAGGTTTCCAAATGACTTTTCACAAGATGAAAATGTAAAGAAACCAACACAAAGAGTTGCTTCCGCAGGCAGAGCAGATACATCTGCAAAAGCTAAAAAGAAGCAAGTAAGATTAACGCCGTCTGAAGTAAAGATGGCTAAAAGTTTAAACGTACCCCTAAGTGAGTACGCAAAATTCGTAAAAAGGTAATAGATATGAATAGAGACGAAAAGGGAAGGTTTTTAAAACCAGAAAATGACAGAGAATCCCGCTCTGCTGATACTCGTGCAAAAGACGTAGCACGCAAACCTTGGGCTCCACCAAGTACATTAGAAACTCCACCCGCCCCTGAAGGCTATGTCTACAGGTGGATTAGGGCAGAGACTTTAAACCAAGAAGATAGGAAGAACGTAATGTCTAGACTCAGAGAAGGCTTCGAACTTGTTCGTGCTGAAGAGATTGGAGATTTCGAACTACCTAGTATTCTTGATGGTAAGCATGCAGGAGTAGTTGGTGTCGGTGGGCTATTATTAGCTAAGATTCCATTAGAGACAAGAGAAGAACGTAACTCTTATTATCAAAGCAGAAGCAAAACTATGCAGGAAGCTATCGATAATGATCTATTGAAAGAATCTGATGCTCGTTCTCCAATTATGTCCCCTAGGAGAAACTCTTCAGTAACATTCGGGGGCGGTAAACGATAAATAATATATAAGGATAAAATATTATGGCAAACCCAGATAAACCTAATGGCTTTAAGCTTGTTGGTAAGTTAGGCGGTAGCGTCCAAAATAACGGCGTTCAGAACTATCAAATCGCAAGTGGACAAGCTGGTAGTATCTTCTCTGGAGATCCTGTTCAGATGTTAACAGGCGGTACCATTAGCGTCGTAAATTCAGCTACTACCGTCAAAATCTTAGGGATCTTCCGTGGTTGTAAGTATACTGATACAGATGGAAGCGTGAAATTTTCACCATACTTCCCAGGTGGTCAGACTTCAACTTCGACAATTGTGGCCTTAGTAGAGGACTCTCCTGAGAACCTTTACCAAGTGCAAAGCTCAGGCTCACT